TATTACTACCTGCAGAGAAGATAACAGTAGTGCCATCATAGTCAATAATGTCTATGATGTGTATGTTGTCCTTCATTCTCACAGCATCAATGATGTAGTTTTTCTCAGTAATGGCTTTCAATTGTTTCTTGTCATCTTGACTCAAAGGTATAGCGTCGTTATTTTCATCGTATGCCGTAAAGGTATTTCCCTTACGAATAATCATCATACGCTTACCATCATAGAATGCCGACACTACCCAATCACCGCTAAACCCTCGTAGTGCTTCAAAAT